GTAGTGGTGGGCATAAGCACTTGGAGTCCTAGCATCCCATGTTTCGTCGATGACGAGTATCTCGCGGGTATGACCCTATTTAACCGCCGTAAGAATTCCTTAGCATCAAGGGCGGTTCCTGTGCGGTCGTGAGCGAAGTCGGCATAGTCGAGAAAACGTTGATTGGCAACTTTCGCGGTATTACTCTCATGAAGATCGTGATAAAGCTCATTCGTCTGAGCGTGCCTGTTCAACTGAGGTGTAGAGAGGGCATATTGTAGATATGCCACTTCGAGTTTCTCATCGGAGAACGACGTGTCCAAGCCCAAGTTAAAATCCGGGTGATTTAGATCGATGTTCACAATCGCGTGATCAACTTTCGGACGAATCTTTTGAAGATCATCTGAGTTGAAGTAACGGCGATGAGATCCCAACCCAACGCGCCTTTAGGGTTAAGCTGGGTCGTGTCAAATGTAATTACAAGATATTCCCACATATTTCCTTACTCCATTATATCATATTGAGAGAAAGGAGTCAAGCGACCCGCCTGACCCCTCAATTTTGCTAACTAATGCCGGAAGCGGCATCAATATAGCGGAGACGCATTACAGTGTCGGGCGGAAGGGACGCGGTATAGTGAACCTTGTAAGACGTCCAACCGGTGATTAACCCGGCGGGATCTGCTACCGAAATCGGAGCATTCTGTACAATGTTACATTTGATGTTGCGCCAATCGCCGTCACCATAAGCCGTATCGCCGTTACCACCGAGATTAATGGCAATGATGCCATCACGTCCAAAGATGTAGGTGCGTAAAGCCGTGAGACCGGACACACTTTGATAATTGGGGGTTACGGTAACTTGGGTTGACTTGAAGAAGGCCACCGCAGACGACGGAAATTCCACCACCTCTGCCTGATCAGTAGAGCCGAGATCATCGAGCTTCATTAAACCAGGAGGAGTATGCTTGAGAATATCCAGCGGGCTGTTATTGCTGGTATCCGCCAACACGTCGCCAAGAGCGAACGGATGGATGATACCGCCGTACATACCCGCTTGACCGTCGAGAGGAAGGACGTTGCGGCCTTGTAGCGACATCACCGAACTACGAATCTGACTGTTGGTTAGGACAGTAAAAACCGAAGTGGATGTAGCAGGCAAAGCTACCGCGACCGACGCATCGACGCCAGAGGCGCTGTCAGCGACGAGCCGGGTAATCGCAGAAAGGGACTCGCCCAAACGATAAGCAAACTCGACCGCAACATTCTCCACCAGCGGATCAATCGCTGTTGCGAGGGACAAGCTGGAGAAGGTAGCGAAGTCGGCGTATTCACCTATCGTGGGGGTGGTCGTCTGAACTGCCATCGTAACACCCGTACCAACTGTACCTTCAGTCGCCTGCGTGGTGTTGGCACCGAGCGCAGTATACATGAAGAGACGGAGTTGATTTCCCGAATTGCGCGGCAAATCTCGCCGGGAAGCAACTCGTAGAAACGGGGTATTGGCCTTTAAGTTATCGATGAAGCTTTTGTCATAAAAAATCACCGTACTTTGAGGAAGATTGCTAGTTGTATTACTAGAAGGACTATAAGCCATTTTTAGTTTCCATTTTAAAGTTTAGACCAACCTTCGGCGGTTATACCTAAGGAATGGTCCGTCATTGAGATCTACTTCTTAGCCGAAAAAACCTTTTCCACGTCGAGACGAAATTGGGGATCACCTTCGAAACGACGTTTGTATTCAATCGGGGTCATGCGGTAGATTTCGTTGGCAGTTAATCCAACTGACTTGGTCGCGGGCCTAGGAGTTCCGCTGGAAGGCAAGCCTGTTGACATTGACCGGGGTCGGGCCACTGATGGGGGCGCGACAGATGTTGTTTTTACTTTAAGTAAGTTCGCACCTGAGAGATCCTCATATGCGATGGAGAGATTATTTGCGGTGAAGTCCATGTTGCGCGACTCCAATTATTCAAAGATGAGTTTTTCATTCTCCTGAACTTTGTAATAGTCCGGGTAAGCATTAATGAAACGCGCGGCCTCATTCGCGAAACGTTCCCGCTGCTGATTCTGAGTGACGGTCTTCAGGATCGAACGCACGTCCTCGATAGGTGCGCCGAATTCGGCCTCAATCACAGTGCGGATAGCCTCTGCGTTAGCTGCTGGGTTTGCAAGTTCATGAGAAATCTTAAACCTCTCATCGGCGGTTAGTTCGCGCGGTTTAAGGTCAATGGACCGTTCCTTCGCGACTTCGGGGCGTGAAGTTTTGATGAGGCGAGATTGCTCCCGAATCTTTCTCGTAGCGTGCGATTGAGCTTTGATGAGTTGCTGAACGACCTCATTCTGCGAGTCGCCCGAGAAACGTTGAAATGCCGATCCGTCGCCCGGATCAATTTCCGCGAACCACTTACCGTCTTCCGATTGTTTTAATGCTTCCATAAAAGTTCCTTGTAATCCTCCACTGAGATTTCATCGGAGGGATTTATTTCTTCGTGTAAACTGAATTGAACCGCTATCTGGATTCTCTCAAATAAGAGTCTGAATGCCTGTGCGCGGTTGTGCATCGCTAGAACCTTGGACGTTTCCTCTGGTTTGGTTTGGAGAAGTTCGGTTTCAGCTTTTTCACACTCAGCCTCGATTAAAGTTAACAGTACCTCATAACCTTGACTCTGGACTAAACTAACAAGTCGCGCGCGGTCTGATCTATCCAAGTTCATTCGACCCGAACCCTTCACCCGTCGGTTCTCCGGTGACGGCTTGATTCTGCCCGGAACGGAGCATTGCATTTACGAGAAGCCTTTCAACAGCGCGTTCAATGGTTTTTTGAGTATTAATACCTTCATCGATCTGACCTTTCTGTTGCTGTAGTTGTGCCTTCTGTTGGAGTTGTTGATTCGCTGGGTTTTGTTGAGCCATCCTTTGCTCCATTTCCGGCGTGAGCTTCTTCACAATGTCGTAGTAGTTCTTGAATCCGCTGAGGTCGGCTATCATATGGAGGATCTCCTGAACATCGACGTATTTGCCGATTTTCGCCAGTTCCGACATAATCTGTGGCGACTCGAATAGCTGCGACATCAGTACTACGGACTGCGACATTTGCTGCTTGACAGCGAGGTGCGAACCTGCTAAGATATCAAATGAGCGTATTGCCGCATTGAAAAAATCAACCTCATCGATCTGGAAAGCCTCGCCGAGTTCCTCATTTAGAATCTCATGTAGATCCTTAACGGGGAGTCGCTCGCAATTCATCTCGTGCATTGACCATAACAAAGGAGAAAATACTTGACGATTAAAGTCTTCTACGAATTTACCAACGCGGGAGGACGCCGCCGATGACAACGCGGACGCGCCAGTCGCTGTACGACCTAGCGATGTACGACCTTGAGCAGGCATATTACCTTGCGTCAGAAGTTCGTTCGCTCCTGAAGTTGCTTCAGATCGAGCCTCTGACTGCTGAATCTGAGCGAAGATTTCAGAAGGCACTTCAGGGACTTCTTGATACCGAAAAGCCTTTTCGGGATCTCCGTCGCAATCAATTATCCCTCCTATCCGCTGCCGGATGGATTGAGATGTTACATTCGCCCCGCGAGAACGTACGACAAGCGGGTTTAAAATTAAGGACGCAATATCTAGCGCGGCGTTCGTCAGCCCTTGCTGAATTCGCTGCTCAGAACTCAAAAGTTGACCCAAACCAAGACCCCAAAACGCATCTGGAATATTCCACCAATTCACCGATAGAAACGGCTTTCTCCCAAGAGGATTTACTTCATTCCGAATCACTGAGGTCCGATTTAATACTGTTATCACCATCTCATCGGTCCATCGCTCTAGGAGTTCTAGCGGCTCGTCTAAAGGATCTTGTGTCGTCTTTTGAAAGCGAGGAGCCGCATGATGGAGATATGGAGAGCTTCCAGGGAGTTGAACCGACGTATCGTCCCCCTGCGTCTGTTCAGTCTCTTGAGGATCTGAAAACCAACTCTTGATGGTTTCTTCTGAGGGGAGATCATACATCGATCCTCCAAGGGATTCTTGTTCATCCCTCATTTTCATCAATTCACGGAAGGTCACGGGGATGCGATGGATGACGAATTTCGCTTTCCGAATATCGCCCTTACGACAACCCGGATCGACCAGAATGTGTCTAACATCGACATTCTCAAAGTATGGACGGTTGCAAACATTCTCGGTTTCAATCACGTCGAATTGTTGACTGCGCTTGGTTGGCGCGACGAACTTCTTCGATCCAATGTCAATGGTGAGGGGCTGTTCTTTTCTCTCATATCGTTTGGAGATTTTAGTTTCTGTTTTCCAGCCGAACTTCCATATACCTGTTCCGAAAAGCAAGGCGGAGAATAGTCCCGCTTCTATTTCTTCCTCAATGTTAATCTCGTCGAGTTGAGCGCCCAAGATCGCGGTGATAGCTCTAACAGTATCGGCGGTTGTCGAGGGGCGGGGTCGTAATATGAACGGTGGGTCTTCATAAAACATCCCATTGGTTACTTGAGCAAGAAGAGCATTGATATGCGTTGCAACGGTGAAACGCGTGACATTCGCCCGTGGTACCGTTGTGTTCTCCCACACTTTGATCACTGGCGGGTTTTGGTACATGATGTCGGATTCAATCCAACGTACCGAGAAGTAGTGCGATTCAAGCCACGCTTCAGCTGACTCGGCATCTTGAACAGTAATCGCAATGGCCCTCTGCTCATCGTAAACCTCGCCAATTCCTGGGAGGTCTTCATTCGACACTAGTAAGTAGGGATCTAAATCGTCTTGTGGTATTCTTGACATCGGCGGTTTAATTTAAGGAATGGTCCATCGTGAGATTACGTGGAAAAATAATCCAAAACTTCGGCGTCTTCTATAATATCTAAATTCGACGGCGGGGTAATTGGCGCGGTCGGGTAGATCATGCTGTTTATCGTTTCTGCTCGAAGTTTCTCCCACTCTTGCTGATATTTTTCTTGATTAACATCTTCCTCAGGTGCCAGGTTGACGAATGTCGGTAAGAGGGAGATTGCATCGATCATATCGTCAGCGCCGCTCTTTGAACCAGTATAGTTGAGGAATTGATCAATGATGTCGGTGCCGTATGCGCAACCATCTGAGATGAAGAGCTTTTTGTTATCAAACAGAGGTGATAACCGAATGATGCGGTTATACTTGGCATCGCGGCTGCGGTCAACTGGAATCCAATAGATCTTTGGGACACAACCTAATTTGGCGGCTTGGTTGTTGATGTCACTTGCCAACCATTGAGCGCCGTTCACATCCTCAATCCCAGTGAGTTGAAGTGGGTATTTTCGAGTCTGGTCGGCAATCTCAAAGGTGAGTTCATTCGCGGGGTAACGACCGGCGACCATGTCAATGATATACATTCTACCTTGTCTATCTAAGGCAATCACCGCCCCCGCTGAAATGTTCGATCCTGAATTGGTCTTGTACCCAAGATCCCAAGATGCGTAATACTTCAACTCCTTCGGGATGGACTTCCAGGAGATCATCGACTCTCGCACTGATTTCTCACTGAATAGCAATCCAGCTTCGGCGCGCGCATTGATGAGATATTGAGACTCGAAAGTTATCGGATCGTATTTCTGCTCCTTCCGTAAGAACTCGTACGTGAGTCGTGATGGGAAGAACAGCTTGTAGTCTTCCGCCGTACGCTGCTTTTCCAGCTTCTTTTCGCCGGACGGTAGAATCTCCCACGCAGGTCGGGCGTAGATGATTAGATTGTCTTCCTCAACATGCTTTGGGATGTATGAATAGAGATCATTAGGATTGTACGGTGTGCCGATGACATCCACGTACCCTCCGGGATCGACCAATTTTCTCGCATAGTTGAAAATTTCTATGGTCTTCTTTACCTGGATCTCGTCAGATGAATTAAGATTATTGACGCAGTCATCCAGTTTAAGAAAGTCACAATGCCAACCAGGAAGGTTAGCACCTGAAGAAGAACTCCATACGGTGGGTTCTTTCTTAAATACCTTTCTGGCCGGGGTAGTAAATTCCGTCGAATTTGTTTTCGTTTTAGCCGAAATACAAAATTCGGGAAAGAGCATCTGGAACTGGGTTTGTCCTTCCTCTTGAATGAGAAAGTAATGCCGTAGTTCGCCAACAAACGCTTCAGAAAGCCCTTTTTCCGCTGTGATGATAAGGATGCGTATATTTGGGTCATTGATGATTGCCTGCACACAGTCAACTACATCGAGTGTCGATTTGAACGATCCTCTCGGCACCATGAGGAGTCGATTTTTTTGTTTGCTCCATTCAGTGTAATGCCTGCGAGGGTCTTTAGTAACAAAAACGTTACAAATCTCTCGATGGGGTTCTTCCTCTAGATCCTTACCAAGAACGGTCTTGGCGAGGAAGTACAGATCGGTCTGGCACTTGAGCCGAAGCTTAGCCAGATCCTTATCTGAGACGCGAGTTGTTTTACTTCTTTCCAAGTTTTTTCTTACTGGATTTACCTTTCGCGGGTGAGGGTTTTTTCGTGCGTGACTTCATTTTCATTCGGCCTTCAGGCTTCCTATCAACCGCACCTTCACTCTTGTCGCCAAGCGTGTCATCCCCACTGTAGGACCGTTCCTTTTTAATCGCAGCGGCGTTTGTCTCCGCATTAGCGAGGGAGGACTTTTCTACATAAGTCTGACCGGCGGCGTGTCGGGCGGCATGTACTTCTTTGTATGAAAGCATGTTATTCCACTCCTTGCTGCGGACTAGGAGGTAATTGACCACTAATGTTGCCCTGCTCGGACATGGGCATCGCGTTGGGGACTTGACCGTCCTGCTGGAGGTGATCCATTACGTGATCCATCGCACCATCGACGTCATCGGTCGCGTGCTCGGATTCTGAGCCGTCGCGATATTTCTTCTTGACGTGGTAACCGTGGTGAAGTTTCTTCACGTGTACGGAGTGCTCGGGTTGCTCCTCATCAACACCGTCATCGCCGAGATGCCCTTTCTTAGGGTCTTTTTCTTTTGATTTTGATTCCATATTGTACCTAGTTATGTGAAAGGAACGGTCCTTCGTGCGGCTAGCTCCTAACCTGATCGATGTAGAAGGGTACGAAGCCAATACCCGCGATAGTAAAGGACGGTGTAGTGCCAGAGATGGCAAGGTTGAGTTTGAAGAACTGACCCTGAGCGAAGAAATAGTAGGTGCCCGGCGCGGTGATCGCGGCACTCGATGCAATCGTTGTGTAACTACCGCCGAATGTTGCGGAGGTTTGGAAGTTCACTGTGAGCGAGGGCGTTGTGCCACTGACCGCCGACACGACAATACCGATCAGGATAGCTTGAAAGTTTGAGGTGGGACACGCGTCGGATTGAGTCGCCGTGGTAGTCTTAGTGCCAGCGAGAGAGTCGATGCGGTAAGTTTTGTTAACGTTATTCAGCCCAAACTGGAGGTTGTGGCGGTCGTTAACGTTGATGTATTGGGAGTGGAACTGGATACCAGTTTGGTTAGAAGGCATTATGTTGACTGATTCTTGTGGCTACTTTGATCCACGTGACGTTTACGGATGGTGCTGCCCTTTTTCTTTCGTTCGGGGAGCTTGGAGAAATTGGTTGCCGATTCCCATTCTTTCTTTTGTGATTCAGAGAGGGGGGAAGCGGAGGATTCGAGGTAACGTTGTTGAGCGGAAGATTTGAAAGGCATTTAGTTGACGTGCATAATTTCCCAGAACACGTTCGATGCGTCAACGACGTTGGTTGAATTAATCACGAACGATGTGCCCGGTGTGACAGTGCCTACGCTGAGGGTTCCACACGTTGAACAGTTTTGTAGCGTCAAGCGAACGACGTCGCCCGCTCCGCCCGCAGCGGCCAAAGCCGCAATGGCCGTAGTGCTCACGGTTGTCGTACCGGAGGCGAGAGTGACCACGCCCGCCGTGGCATTCGAGCCATGGGTCAGAACAGCTTTTGAGCCGAGACTCAGCAAGGTGTTCCCAAAAAACCCGGTGGAGTAGTTATTGGCGGCGCCCGAAGGAGCCTCGAACTTGGCGCCGAACCCGTTCACGGGCGTAATGGAATTCGCCACATTGATCGTGCCTACGTGCAGACCCATTACGTTGGTTACGGCCGCAAACGACGAGATGCCGTTATTCGGGATCGATGGAATGATATTCACCGTGGCGATGTTAGGTAGCGTGACGCCGGTGGCGCTGGCCGTAATCCAACTTGTTCGATTGAAGCTATTAATAAAGACGTCGGCGCTGGTGCCACTCGTCGCCGTCGCCTGATCCTGAATGGTATCGCCGGTTTTGCCCCAGCCCGTCAGGACGCCATCGGCCGGAATCGTCAACGTGGACGTGGCGGCGCTGTTCAGATTCGGATAAAAGAACGGCGCAACCAGGTTTTGCCCGTTCGGGACGAGCTTAAATTGTAAGGCGGACCGGTATGTAGTCTGCGAGCCAGCGCCGGTGTTGCCCTCGGAAGAGTAGGTTCCGAAATTATCGATGGCAAACCAGTTCGGTTCGGAGTTCGGCCAGAAGTTGCCGCGCGCGGTGATCGACACCGAGGGCTGAATGCCGGTGTTTGGAGCAATGGCGGTGATCGAGCCGTTCGCGTCCCAGGAATTATTGCTGAGTTCGATAACGCTGTTCGCGGTATTGTCAAGCTGAATCGTCGTTCCCGTTCCGAGGAGGCCAGAGAAACGATTGTGCTCCAAGCTCAGGTTGGTGCCACCGTTCCATTCCACGGCGGGCGTATTGGCCGTCTCCGAGCGATTGTTCTTATAAATTACGTTCGCACCGCCGGACATGTAGAAATCGCGGCGATTGTTCTCCCAGAAGTTGCCCTGGAACACGTCGTTATTCCCGTTCACCATCCAGATTGCCGTACCACAGCCGATGCCCGTCGAATTGGTCAATTCCGTGCCGATGGCGTTCGACGAGTTGCCGACATAGAAGGCCGTCATCGTATTGGGCGTCGGATTATTCACGCCGGAACACAGGAAATCGATGTTGTCGAATTTTTGCCGTTCCACGTTGCTCAAGCCTTGTGGCGAGACTTGAATGAATTTGGCCGCATCGTTTTCAGCGGCATTGAAGACGGCGATGCGCGAAAAACTGTTGTCCGTCGTAATGTTGCCCGGTGGTGTACCGCCCGTGAACTGATCGACCAAGAGTGCGGTGTCACAGCCAATGCCCGAGGGATTGAAGGGCACAAAGCCGCCGCAATAAAGCGCAATCGCTTCCATGCGCATCGAATTTGTGTAGTTGACGATTACCATCGTGCCGTGCGTCGCGCCATTCCAAGCGAAGCCGGAGCCATAGCCGACACCGGGAACGAAACCACTGCCGCCGCGCATATAAGAAGACGAGCC